TTTGATCCTGATTTATTAGTAACTCTTAATGATCTAACAATTACTGTTTCATTTACACCAGGTTCCAACATATCAACAGACTCAGCTGATGTAGTTGTTTTGCCATAAAACTTATATTCATTTACTACTGCCATTATGCATCTAAAAAGAAACTTTTAGCTTCAATTTCTTGTTTAACTTCATCCTGAAATGAAGAGTTTAATTTTGTTATTACACCATCAAGGTCCCTGACCAATGATTGTAGGTTGGCTCTGCTATATTCTTCTTCAGCTCTAGTTAATGATTGTACGATCTTTGCCATTATGGAAACCTTCTACTAGCAATTTCTTCATCTATATACATTTGACCATCATCAGTAGTTTGATATAAATTTGCGTTGTTTATATTAAAGTTTTTTCGATTGTTAGCAAAAGCGTCTGTATTTAATATACCATCAACTGTATTTATTGGAGTGGTAGTTCCTACAGTCATACTGTAAGGATCTGAAATAGTTCCTAATGCAAACTCATTATCAAGATCATTATAATACTCTGGGTTCTCTCTTTTTACATATTCATACTTACCTGTTTCAGGATTCCTTTGAAAATTAGATAAAATTATTTCGTTATCCTCATCATCGCCACTCCAAGTTTTTCTAGAATTCCACCAATCACTTAGTGTGTCATGTTTAGGTAAATTTGTTAAAGCATTAATTCCTAGACCTAGTCCTGGTATTCCCATTATTAATCCAGCAAGACCGCCTAGTAAACTTCCTATACCAAAACGACTTCCTCTTGTATTTCTATAAGCTTGTTTAGCAAATCGATTATTTGGATCGTTTCTAAATGCTTTAGCTGCTGCTATATCTTCTACGCCTACAGTTTGATTATATTTAGGTTCAAACCAACCTCGGTTAACTGTTTGACCAGCTCCTGCATTTATTGCTGCGGATCGAAGATCTTGAGCTTCTTGTGGACCAATACCAGCTGCTCTTAAATCTCTTCTGTCTCTCTCAGTTTTACCACCAGTTTCAGCTGCACTCATTGCTGCACCAGATCTAAAACTTCCAGTTTTTGCATCATAGTCATCATAACTAGGAATTCCAGAAGGTCCTTTATGTGGTGTACCTGGGTTTTGTTTTTTTAATTGTTTAGCTTCTGCATCTGTAATGTATGCAAGTTTTGTAGGTGTAGCGTCTTTTCTAGATTTAAATTTTCTAGGTACAGTTACAGAATCAGAATTTTTTGTGTAATTCTTGTAACCGTCTTGTTCTACATAATCTATTTTTCTATCTATTGACATTATCTTCTTCCTCCTGGATGTATATCTAATCTAAATGTCCCTAACTTCCAGTCTTCGTTGCTGGTTGTATTAGCAACTTTCATTGCAATTGCTCTTGCTCGTAATCTTGTATCAATTTTTGTTGTAGTATTAGAAGTAGAATAATTTGTAGTAGTACCAGAACTATTTGGATAGTTCCTAGTTGTAAAACTAACCTGAGTGTTTCCAGTTTGTGAAATAAAATCTGGTATAAATCTACTTATTCTCATTATAAATTCTCCGTCTCCTCTAAGGTCAGGCATACCAACAACTTGTCCACCTCCTCTAGCTGTCTTTTGAGTGATGTCAAAATCACCAGAAGTAATGGTGCCTATCACAGCAGTTACTGCGCCACCTGCATTAATTTGATCGGTCCCTGTTTCCTGCTTATAATATATCGTACTTCCGTCCGTATTACCAGTAACATCGAACGAGGCATTATCGGAAGGATTATAGTAAGTAGCATGCGGTTTATCAAAAACTGAAGAATCCTTCCACGCTGCTCTGGGTAAAGTACCTGTTGTCCATATAGGTCTTTTAAGAGTGGAGTCTAGATAATTATAAGTTACTACCCTGTTGACTGCATCAGAAGCCGCAGTACAATAAAACCAACTTATTTCTCCAAAAAGGTTATTTAATCCACAGTTAATAAGGTCTCTAGAAGTAGAGTTTAAATCGTCATAGACATGGTCTTCTACTAAACAAGGTAAAGATTTTAACTGACCATCATATTGAAAAAATCCGTTCTCTGACATCCAGTAAGCTGTACCATCCACCTCAATATTAGCATTCTTTCCTAACAATCCACAGTTAGTTCCTACCTGCTCAAACGAGAAGGTAAAAGGTTGACCTACGAACTTCATTAGAAATAAAGCTGTATCTGTCCATACATAAATTGCATCCCTACCTTTGATGGCTCCCATAATTTTAGAACCATCTGCAAGTCTTTGTGTGCCGGCGGTATTGTTTGCTTTAACGGTATAAGAATCAGATGCATCAATACTCTCTTGAGAAGAGAACCTTATAAACATATCATCTTGTGTAGTCTCGGATCCAATTGTAGTTTCTGTTCCAAAGAACACTAAGTGTCTATCGGGAGTAGATACTAATACATGTCTAGATTTAGTTGGAGCGTTTGCTAATACAGTAGCTCTTGTAGATGTTGAACCACTTCCAGCGGCATCCCATTCGAAACATTTACCATTATAAATAAGTGCGATTAATTTTGTTCCATAGTTATCTAAGATCCACATCCCTGGGTCAATTGTAAAGTCAGCAGAAGACGCTTCACCCCATGCAACATAGTCAGATATGTTTGTTACTGTATCTCCGCCACTATGTGATGCTTTTGTTGTACCATTAACTTCTCTTGCGCCCCCACTTAAAATATTAGTGGTTGTGTTATTAGCTGTAAAACTTATATCTTCTGATCCAATTCTAATTTCTCCGGTGGAAGGAAAAGCAGCAGAGTTGGTTAAAGGAATATCAGTTACAGCGTCATTAATACCAGAAGCTAGTGTTGTAGTTGCTGGTCCTAAAGCAGTACCTCCAAATAATGCTGTACCCCAACCATAACCACCTAATTGTTGTGCAGGTCCTACTGTATAATAACATAGAGCTGAAGCAGAACCACTATTAGATAAAGGTGTCCCTGATTCCTGAGCCGCCATCGTAATTGTAAAGGTTGTGGTAGTAGGAATAGAAGTTACCATAAACTTTTGATCTTCAAAAGTAGCATCACTGTAAGTTGATCCTACTGCAGTCACTCCACTTACTGCATCAAACATAACAATGTCATCTTCAGCTAGTCCATGAGTACCAGTACAAGTTACTGTAACAGTTGTTGACGAAGAGGTACTTGTAAAATCTACTCCGGTTAGAGTAGTTCTAATTGGATGAATGTCATAATACACTCCTCCTGAATAAACATATAAAATTCTATTGGTTCCTATGGCAGCGTATTTAATACCAGCGTTATCATCCCAATGATGAACAGCTCGGCCTGCACCAGTTAGTTTGTCATCACCTAACTGAGTCCAACCACCTATTTTTTCTGGGGTACCGTATCTAAATCTAACATTGTCACCATCAAACCATTGGCCTTCTGCACCAGTCTCTGTAACTTGTTTATTGAATCCAGGTAAAAACCCTAACTTTTGTAACATATAACTCCATAATATTATGACTTCGTTATCGGCGGAAGTCCTAACATCCACTATATACCAGCATATCGCCAACATCAAGTAGGACTTTAGTGCCTTTGGGAGCGTTAGGTTTATGTATATTTTTATATTCGTCTATGACTGTATCAACTCCTGTGCCATCTTGTATAAAATTAAAACTTACTGATATTCTATTTTCATTGGACATATTAGGTTCAACCGTGTGCCATAACCACGCTGGAAACATTATTGCTCTATTTTCTTGTGGTTGTAAATGAACTTCTCTCCATAAATAGTTTGGAGGTTGGCCTTTTTTTCTAGTAGGCATGCATGTTTGAATACCTGGTCTTGGGTCATTACAAATTAAACGCCCACTATGAGGTGGTGTCTTTATATAATATACTCCACTAAATAGAGCATTAGGATGTACGTGTGGCAGGTTATATCCGCCTGGTGGATTTATGTTAGCCCACATATTACCTAAGACAGGTTCTTTATCTAACCATTCTTCCTCAAATACTTGATGTACCATTTTAAATAATTCATCAACTAAAGGTTTATATTCTGGTTTTTCATGCATATTAGTTTGACTGTGCCAGCCATTTCTATTTGTTTTTTTAAGGCCTGAATCTTCCTTAGACCATTGAATAATATTTTGTGCCATTTGATTTATGTCTAATTTAAAATCTTCGGCGTATATAAGTGTGGGAAAAAATCCTTCTTTAATCATCTAAAAGGTTT